TGCTACACTCCAGCTTTCACATGGTGGACTAGCTAGAATTACATCTGGTCTATCCAGTTTGTCCAGTTGTTCCCATAGTGCCTTTGGATTGTGTAACGTGTTGATTGCTAAATCTTGATTGATACACGCATCACCAATTCCTATTGATGTTATTATGTGTTGCCCCCCCATATTCATGTTATATTCATCTACCGCTTGACGATAACACCCATTGCCATCGTCAAACAATCCCCATATGTGCATCTCCTAACCTCTAATCATGTACTGTGCAGCCATATTTCTTATTACGATTGCACTTTCTTATTCTCATCACGTTATCCCCTATGTATGCGGTAATGTCATTTCTCATTACTGCATTGTTAAATTGTTGTTTCTTTTCTTGCTTATACGATTGGTAGGCGGTGCATTCGCTATGACAACCTACCGCTCTGTATTCGCAACCCTTACATGGTGCTTTCATAGGCTAAAACGGAATATTTTCATTTGGATTATTGGCTTCAAAACTATCAAAGTTACTACCGCCATCAAATTCACCCTCTAATTTTCGACCTACGAAATTAGCAACTACCTCGGTTACATACCGCTTTTGGCCGTTGCCATCCTCATAGGAACGTGTTTGTATTCTTCCCTCTACGAATAGCCGTTCGCCTTTCTTACAAGCACCTACTGCCTCTCCTAGTTTTCCCCATGCTACGCAATTAATGAAAGCAGTCTGTTCTTTCGTTTCGTTTGTTGTGCTATCAATATATGTATTAGTCGCTGCGACTGTGAAAGTCGCTACCGCTCTTCCTGTTTTTGTAAAACGTAATTCTGGATCACGTGCCAGATTGCCTAAAATTTGTACACTATTCATTAAATTAACTTCCTTTCAATATTAATCTTGCCTTTGTAGGTTCTTATCATGTCATGCATACACTCAAACTCTTTTGCGTTCGCTTTCATTAACATTGACATTTGCTCTGTTGCTTCCTGCTCAGTTTCCACATTGAGTGGTATTTCGATTAGGATTGCCATCTTGTGTTTTTTCTTCATTACTAGTACTCACTTATATAATTTGGTTCTACGTTGCACTCATCAATGCTCACATCGTATTCATCACCTAACTTGCAATCGATTGTTACATTATCTTGTAAGTAGTCTACGATTTGATGCAGTTTGTGCCACGCTTGCCCCTCTGTTTCTGCATTGATATTGGTGCTAATGCTAAATTCCACTTTTATACTTCCCATGTATTCCATGTACTATCTCCCTATTGCTTGTCGTAATAATGCTTTTCCACTTTCAGAAATATCAGCATTGTCTATGATTTCATTTAAATCTACAGGTTTACGCTCTTCTTTGACTGTTTCAATTAAATGTCCATTCGGTAGCATTTTAATTTGTGCATTGCCTACTTCGATTTGTTTCCGCTCTTCCTCTTTCTTCATCTTCATTTCTAAAAGCAATCCATCATTCTTGATTTCAGATGCTTTTTCATCGTTTTTGTTTTTCCTTTTTACTAATTCTTCATAGCATCGGACAAACTGAGACATACAAGCAGCACGATTATAATCACCACCCCAAGGGTTAAATGCACTCCATATTGTTTGTGCTGCCTGTTTTATTATTCCGTCTAAATGTTTCAACCCATGCTCATAGCTATACAGTCTAACTACATCTTCGACTACCCCATAGGCTTCTTGTGCAGTCATCATTTCTTCTTTTCCATTGATGTAATTATCAAGTTCTTTATACTCACTCTCTATTTCTGCAAATGATGGTAAGAATTTACATTTACTCAACAGATTAAGCATGGCTCGTTGTAGAATTAATGGATCAGCATACGATAATTGACGTACATACAACTTGATTGTTTCTTTAGAGGGGCTAGTGTTCCACCCTGTACTCAATATCAATAGTGCTTCCAGTATCTTCTGTTGATGGTTCATTTGATTGTTCATTTACACCCCCATATTCATTCATCAAATCTCGCATATCGTTTAATGTATCTTGCTTATTGTTTTTCTTTTTGATTGGTTTATCATAACCATTACGTTCCCATGTTCTTACACATGCTTTCCAATCTTTCATAGCGTTCTTTCCTACTTTCCAGCCGTTGCTTTCGTAGTAGTCATAGAATTGTTCAGCGTTTACATTATTATTGCGTTCAAGACAATACTGTGTAATTTGAGATAGAGTAGGTTTTTCAAAACGCTTGCGTTTTGTTGTAGTGCTTTTTGCACTACTATGTATCTCTTTCTCTATCTCTATATCTTTCTCTAACTCTATCTCTATCTCTGGTGTAGATTTGTCGGAGATTTGTCGGATATTTGTCTGGACATTTGTCCTATCTGTTTCTATTCGTTGCCTATATTCACGCTTTCTGTCTGCTTCGCTACTGCCTTTACCTATGAAGTTTTGAATATCTAGCATGTAAATTGCACCATTATCCAACACATCAATAAGCCCTAAATTTTTAAAAACAGATAACGCTTGTTTGATTGTGCCTACTTGATGTCCTGTTACGCTCGCTAACATATCCGCACTATACGGAATATGTTCATTTACTACTAACTTTCCGTCATTCTTTAGGCTTCGTAGGTAGAGTTTTAATAGAATATTACTGTACAAATAACCATCTTTCATGCTTTCTAATATCTTCAACTCATCGCTGTCAAAGAAATTATCTTTCAGCCGTAGATAGTAATACTTTTTGTTGTCGCTCATAGGCACTATCCACCATAAACGTGATCACAAGCGGTTTCTTTATACTGTGGTTTTACTTCCATAATTTCACTAACACTTGCACACTTAGCTTTTGGTTGCGTTTGTTTAATCACATCAAGCACATCTTTTAATTCTATAATTTCACCATCATGTGATTTATATGTACCTTGCGTTTGTTCTAATTTCTCAATTCGTTTCTTTACATATAGTTCAACAACATCAATTCTTTTCATACTCATCTGTCCTCTTTTCTACTTCCTCTAATAAGTGTTTGCGTATCTCTTTTGAGAACACACCATGTGCTTGATTGTGGCATTGCATACACAAGCAAGCTAGATTTCTCAATTCACTTAAACCGCCTTGCGAACGGAACACTATGTGGTGGCATTGTTCAGCCCTGTAGCCACATATAACGCATTGTCCGTTATCACGTTCATAGGCTTGTTTTCGTGTTATGGAATATAATTTGTTATCCCTTTTCTTTCTGTTGTTCACTATCCCACCCCTCTATGAGTGATTGAATGTATTCGCTAGGTTCTAGCTTGATACCTAGTTGATTGCACTCATCAACCAAGCAATCAATAAGCCTTTGCATCTCTGCAACTGTATATACTGACGAGCCGTGGTAGCACATGATATTGTGATAACCCTTTAGGTTTTGGCACTCACCTATATCTTCCGCAAGCCAGCCCAATCCGTGGCCTTGCCATATTTGTATATAGCGTTCGACCGCATCTTCTCTTACTGGCACATATGAGAAATGTCCACAATCTTTTATTGCCTTTCTGTATACATCCTCTTTTGATGTGTATCCGTTCTTACTCAACTCATCGGCTATGCGTTGGCACAAAACCCACGCATAACTATTAGAGTTTAGACTACGGCTTTTAGATTTTCTTTTGATTTCTACTGTATATTCTTTGTCAGTAGTAATCTTTGACAAATCATTGTTATGTGGTGCAGGTATTACTACCATTACACCGAGTGGCGAACGCAACAGTTCGATGTTATTTGTTGTCCATTTCATCGTTGTGCGTGCCTTTTAGCATTCACCCAATTAAATGCTTGTTGGTAATGCTCTTGTTTTAGTTCTGACGGCTTACTTACTTTGAATGTTTCTGTTACATAATGCACCAACTCTTCTTCGCTGATACCGCCTTGTACGGCTCTAGCTTTTAATGAGTTCCAGTTATAAACACTTTCTTGTGTTTGCTGTACTGGCTTTTTGCTATTGTCCATTGTGTCAGCATCTTTTGTATCATCAATCGCTAACAATCCATTAAGGGCATACTTTCTAGCATAACTGGATGTAGCACCAGTTACTTGTGATGCATCCATACCTTTTTTATCAAGGCTTTCTCTTGCGTATGCACTTGTTGATAATTGCTCTTTCCCATCTGTAATAGTTGCGGTTGCTTTAACGTAGAACCTATCACCGATTAAATCGATACTATCTTGGATGGTTAGTACTAATCCGTGTTTAGTAAGTAGAGGTTTGACACCCTCTAAAATATCTTCGCAACTGCGGTAATTGTATTTACCGAAGGAATTGTATTGCCCTTTAGGTGCTTTTAATTCTGACTGAATAGCTACTATTTTTTCAATAAATTCCATGTTTCACCTAACCAATCTGTAAATTAAGATGCTTTTCAATTCTTGCACCAGCTAATTCTTGTCCGTTCTTGATAGCTTTTTTGATTGCCACCTTATCAGCTACGATTGTTGTTTTTCTAAACTCATCAGGCAATGCATACAAATCATTAATTTCTACTGTTTCGCTTTCTCTGTAGTAGCATTTGAATTGTCCAACTTTCTTTTCTGTTAGTTGGTTTTCTTTCATGACATGATCAATATTGCTCTTCAATCGTTCGGTCATGTTTTCCAACGTTTTTGCTTTCGCCTGCATCCGTTTTGCTTCATCTTTAAATGCTTGAATATCGCCTTTGATGTTGCGGATAAACATTGCAGTGTTTTCTATTTTTTCATCGATGCTGCAATCAAGCATATCCAATGTATTTTGAATTGCTTCCATATCCTCATCTGTTTCCGCTACTTCAAGCATCGCTTGTAATTCTTTATAATCTTTACTCAATTCGTATAAACTTGGCATTCAATTTCTCCTTGTGTTAAAATACAAGTAGAGATATTTCATATACTCTCTACTCGCACGCTTATAGCTTTGGTCGGCTTAGCGTGCTTTTTTTATTTCTCTTACCCAGAAATTGGATAAGATTAAAAGTGTTATTCCTAGTAGTTCCTGTATGAACCCTGTCCACATATCTATTTTTCCTAGGTCAACAGAACCGATTGACCCAGCCATAAGAATTACGGATATAACTCTTACTAAAAATATGAATTTCATTACAAATCCTTTCCAACTATCACTAGCAAATCGCCAGTGATTTTTTTAATGCTATTTTTTAAGTTTTGATTTTCTGTTTTTAACTGCTCAACCTCACATTTCAACTTCCGATATGCTATCGGTGTATACTCATCATCAAGTCCTAAAAGGCTTTCAACTTCCTTTTTGCTGAACCTAACTCCAGCTACTCCTTTTAATTGATGAAGTGTGCCTTTATCTCTCATGTTGTATACGCTTGTTTCTGTACATTTCAGAAGTTTTGCCACTTCTGATACTGTATAAACTAGGCTCTCCATCGCTTTTCATTCCTTGCGTGAATATCTGCCTTACGTGCCAGTTTTACCCAAGATAGAATGACTTTCTTATTCCATCTGGATTTGTTTCTTAACGGCCATTTTTTCTTGATGAGTTTTCGCCAGTATTGTGCGTACTCATCGTTACGGCCAGCCCATCCGAATCTTGTGGATGTTTGTCCGTATCGTTTGTTGGCTAGTTTTAGATCCGCTTGATTTTGTACTAGCATCTAATCACCTCTTTAAAATTACATTTAAACTGTAACTCTTTTACAAAAAAATAATCTTGTGGTACGGAACCTCATAAAGTTTTTCAATCTTTTTTAGCACATGTACATCTGGGGATGATTTTCCTTTTTCATAATTCATCAACGTGTATTCGCTAATACCTAGCATTTCCGCTGCTTTCTTTTGTGTCAAACCCTTATTTACTCGTGCTGCTTTTAATGTAATTCCATCTTGTACAAAGATTTGTTGGTTCAATTTATCACCTCACTTTCCCTTTCGTTGATTGTATTGTATTACAGTTTAACTGTAATGTCAACAGTTTTTCTGTAAATTCCTAAAAAAATATTTGATTTTTTTGCAGTTTAAATATATTATATAAATAACAACAAAAATTTTAAAATTACAATGAGGTGAATATAATGAGTGATTTAGGCAATAGAGAGATATTCTCCAAGAATTTACAGTACTATATGAACCTATACAATAAAACTAGAATACAAGTTGCAAAAGATATCGGTGTATCTTATACAACGTTTACAAGTTGGATTAAAGGTACTAACTATCCTCGTATAGATAAGATAGAATTACTTGCCAATTATTTTAGAGTAAATAAAGCTGATTTGATTGAAAATAAATACTCTGAAAATGAACAGTACTATAATGATCCGTCTGTATCGGAATACGCACAAGCAATAAAAGACAATCCTGATTTACGTTTATTGTTCGATGCAAGTAAAGATATGTCAAAAGATGATATTAACTTTGTAATTAATACTATAGAGATGTTAAAGAAAAGAGGTTAGATGATATGGAATTGTTTCTATCCTTTGTATCAATCATTGCTTATATTATTGGCTATCCTACTGTTGCTGGTATAGTTGGATTAGTTGCTTTACTTATATTTATTTGGTTTTATTCAAAGCAAAAAGAGCCATATAGGGTTTTTGTTCCATGGTTAGTAATTGCAATTTTATTTAATATATTCTTAATTCACTACAAACCTAATTATTTATTAAGCATAGGAATTACTTCGTCTATTTCAACTTGGGTTACATCACTACTGATGCTTCTTTATTCCAAATGGATAAATAGATAATGTGTAAAAAATTTCTCCTTATCTACGATACAATACATCTTATATAAGGGGTGATATTATGAACATCAATTTGATATATATAAAGCTACGGAAAACACAAACTGCGATATTAAAGTTGAATGATGACGGAACATATACCATTCTAGTTAATAGCAATAAACCACGTGATGTACAACGTAAAGGTATACTACATGAGATAGGTCATATATTAAATGATGATATGTACAGTCAGGCACACATTGATTTAATCGAACGCATGGCACACGCAAGGGAAATAGAGTTTGAGGGAATAAACTTCTACACACATATATTGTGAGGTGAATTATGCAATACAATTTCACTGTCAGAAAAAAAGATAGAGGATATCAAGTAATTGTGTCGTATAAAGACGGCTACAAATGGAAACAGAAATCTAAACAGGGTTTCGCCACGCAAAGAGAGGCCAAACTTTACGGCCAGCAAATAGTTGATAACCTAAAAAAGACTATCACCAGTCCACTTGATGATAGTCTAAAAGATATAACGCTTATTGAGTTTTACAGAATATATACAGATGAAAACAAAGCAAATGTATACTCTACATTCAAAGCATATGACAATGCATTTCAGAAATTCAACACACTATTCAATATGAAAGTAAAAGATATTTCTGAAATACAAATTCGGAAAGTAATTAATGACTTACAACAATCAATAGCCACTAAAAATATGTGCATTACGATTATAACAAAGGTATTCGCTTATGCAGTATCGCCATATAGAATTATTAATAATAGTCCTTGCAAAAATATTAAGCGACTACATAAAACACAAACAACTAAAATCAACGCTATAAGTGAAGATGATGTAACACACCTGTTAGAATCGTTAAAAGGCCACAATTACAAATACTATATCGTGTGTTCCATTGCTGCCTATACAGGTATGCGGTATGGTGAAATCCTAGGCCTTACATGGGATGATATAGATTTAGATAACGCTATTATTGATGTGAATAAACAATTCGCTTATAGCGGTGAAAGTACATATATGATCCGTAACCTAAAAACAAAAAACAGTTACAGGAAAATACCTATACCACCAATACTGATCGATATATTGCTTGAATACAAAAATACCACCAGTGGATTATATCTATTCAACAATCCAACTGGCGGTACTGGTGCAGTATCAGTGATGATAAAACGATATTTACCAAACACTTCTATCCATGATTTAAGACATACCTATGCTACAAGGCTATTAGCAAATGGTGTTGATATAAAAACAGTAGCATCCTTATTAGGTGATACTGTTGATACAGTCATCAACACATACATTCACTATACCGATGAAATGAGATTAAAGGCACATGATAGTGTGTCTAAAATTTTCGGCTAGAATTTTTGACGGATTTATTGACGATTAGACAATAAACCTTGTATTTACTGGTGTTTTTAACAGATAAAACATATCAATATATTATAGCACAAACAAGGGGCGTTTTGAATGTTTTGTACACCCTATTTCAATAGATTTATACGTTCTTTTTCTCTATCCTCACACGACGCTATGAGCTGTAATTTTTGCGCCCTATTGAGATGTTTAATAGCATATTCTCGCGACTGTGCCTCTTGTTTACTCTGAAAGCTTTCATGATAAACCAAATACACTGGTCTACGACATTTTGTGTACTTAGCTCCACCTTTAATAACGCCATTATGAGCATCCATCCGTTTTTTTAAATCCGTTGTCCACCCGCAATACAAGCTTTCATCAGCACATCGCACAATA